TTGTTGGATTAGGAGGAGCATTAATTCAACCTACAGCTCAAACAATAACATCTAGTGTAGGATCTTTAACTGTAGAAGAAGGTTTAGGATTAACAGGACTATCGTTTAGTGCTAGTTTAGGAACAATTTCACTAACAGATATTACGGTAGGATTAACTGGACTATCAGCAACGTTTAGTGTAGGAACTGTGGACATATTTGCTTATGGCGATGTTGACACTGGTTCTAATACATCGTATAGTAATATTTCAACGGGTTCGAATTCTTC